GGATTTTTTACTCTTCTCTTTGTTTTAATCCAGTTAGTATCTTTTGTTGCTATTGACTAATAAATAAAACTGACACCCCAACCAGACGAAACAATGCGGGTATCGACATTCCACATTCCCGCTACGGCTGCCATTTCACGAATGGCGAACGTTCCATTACCATAGACTGCATCAACTATTCCCACGTGTCCAGCAACGGGATTTGCACCATCCACCCCTGCCTGAAACACGGCTATCGCTCCAACGCGAGGATAGTTACCAGTGGCATACCCTTGTGATGCTGCTACCCATGCGAAATCTTTGGCGTATGCAGTAGGCGGTAAATAGATATCGGGTCGCTGATTAAACACGTACCAGACACAACTACCTGGGTAGCCAATGTTGGGATGATTACCTGTGTACACTTGTGGTTGCTGGTAGGAATTGGTAACTGAAGGGGCGTTACCAGACAAACAAATGTGTTGACCTACATAGATTAAATTGGGATTGGGAATCCCATTTTGTTGCGCTATGGTTTGCCATGCTGAAGGGCTAATTCCGCTCAATGTATCACGGCTTTGTACGATGTACTCATTACTGCATGACGCATGGGCTACAGAGGGTATAAGCATCAAGGCAAATGCACTAGCAATAACTACGCTTATCCCAAGATTCTTAAACAAAATAAACTCCATTTCCTGAGTGACTAAACTCAGATACGCATATGGTATGCTACTGTAGATACATACGTCAACACAGTGGCAAAAAGGATAAACTTGTCGATGGATCGTTATGAGATATTGGAGCTAGCGGATCGTGTTGAAGATGCAATGCTTCAGGGATATATAACACCGAATGAAATAGCGAAACATGCCAATTGTACGAGAGCGCAAGCGAAAAGTTGCATCGAGCATGTACATAAACGTTGGCACCGCAATCAGTCACATCAAAGCAGGGAAGCGAAACGAGAGCAAGCGATCTTTATGTCGATGAATGCCCTTAAAAAAACATACAAGCTCTATGAATCTGCCAGTGATCAGGACGCGCTAGGAGAGGCAAATAGGGCTATGGGTAACATCATACGTATATTGAGCCAAGTAGCCAACCTAGAGGGTCTAAATGAGCGCACAGTACGAATAGGGGGCGATAAAGATGGTATACCTATTGTTACCGAGGCGCAATCGCAAGTATTGATATTAGAGGGATTGGTAAATAATGGATATATTGACACAACAATACTTAAACAAATCGAATCCACAATCCTTAATCGATCTGATAGTAGCACGGAAGTCATTGGCAGTATACGGGAAGCTGACACGCAATTTGACACCGCAACCACATCACAATGGGGTCATTAAAGCCGTTCAACCTGACACGTGGAATAAAGGTGCCTGTGTTGTTTGCCCCCCAGGTAGCGGTAAATCAACATGGATCAGCGAAATAGCCCCAAGCTGGCTTATCGGCAATAATCCCGATAAATTCATCCTTCACTTACATGCTAACGATGATAAATCAGATTCTTATCTCAAAGTGGTCATGCAGACATTTGAGGGCAACCAAGCCCATAGGGATATCTTTCCTGATGTATTGCCCGATTATGATCGCGGTTGGTCAGGAAAAGGGCTGTATTTCAAGTGGAAAGATAAAACAGGTAAACATCCTCTCAGAGATGAACATGGTTGGGCGCATTTACCGAATAAAGACCCACAATATGTGTCAATTGGATTTTGGGGCGGGTCTATCGGTCGGCGTGCGGATATTATCATCCTCGATGATCCGTTTGACCCTGCTGATGTTGATAGTCCTGTATTTAGGGCTAAATTTCTACGTCGTTTTAACATGGTGATTAAAACACGCTTAAAACCAAGAGGGCGTATTATTTTTGTGTGTAATCGCTGGCATCATGATGATATGGTTCCACATCTGGAAGAAATGGGATTTCAGATTGTTACCTTTCCTGCTATCAGTGTTGACCATGACGGCAATGAACAATCGTATTGGGAAACGATGTTTCCTATTGTTGAACTACAGGACTACCGTAAAGACTTAGGCACCATTGACTTTAATTGTTTGTATCAAGGCGATCCGAGCGGGGTCGAAGGCGCGATCATTAAACGGGCATGGTTTAAGTATTTCAAGCTAGTCGATGGGTATCTGCATATACATGATCCCGTATTACCCATTGAGATTATTCCCTTGTCGTCATTGCGTTTATTTCAGGCAGTTGACCCTGCTGCCAGTATACGAACAACAGCCGACTATTTCGCTATTGCTACCGTTGGCGTAGATAAACGGGGTCGATTCTTTGTGCTGGATATGATACGCAAGCGTCTACAAGGTCCAGACCAACCCGCTCTTATGCGGAATGCGTATGATCAATGGCACCCCTACGCACAAGGGGTTGAAAAGGTTGGCTATCAGTTGACGCTTGTTCAGTATGCCAACGAACTAGGTTTACCGATTAAAGAACTGCCAAGATTTGGGGATAAACTATCGCGCCACCTTACGTTAGCAGCACGGTATCAGGCTGGCAGAATTTATCATCGTGTTAATGTTTCTTGGCTAGGAGATATGGAAGTTGAACTGACACAGATACCGAAGTCGGCACATGACGATCAGGCTGACGTTCTAGCTGACGCTATGGAAGAACTATCATCATCTGTACCACGTGTCACGGCAATACAATTAGCACAAGTGAATCGTTCGCATGGCCGATCATTTTTAGGACGTAAATTTTAATCACACTTGCACACTTGCACTCATGTGATAGCGTGTAAGTAGGACACAAATATACATATGTATCCACAGTGTCAAACACTCTAAAGGAACTAGAGACATGTCGGTACGAAAACGGGTCGATGGTACCATACCTGACGGACTCAGCATTACACAAATGCTTAGAGAATCCGGCACCTCTGGTACAAAAAACTTTAGTGGTATTCTCTCTGATGAATACCTACCGCAACTCTCCTTTTACCAAGCCCCAACGGTCTACAATCAAATGCGTCGCAGTGATGCAACCATAGCAGCACTCATTGCTGCTTATACCATGCCTTTGAGAGCCGCTAAATGGTACATACAACCTCATGATGATTCACCCGAATCGTTAGACTATGCCGATTTCATACACGATAATTTGTGGTCATTCGGTACACAAACATTCGATGATTTTTTACGCGAGGCACTTACATTCTTACCATTCGGTTTTTCATGGTTTGAGAAGGTATTTAGTTACATCGAGGATGGTGATCATAAAGGCAAACTAGGATGGGATAAATTTGCTTTCAGGTATCAGACAACACGATACCGCTACAACACAAAGCTAGTCGGCAATACGCGAAAACTGGTATCAGTCACACAGTTTGCACCCCCTGATTACCACATGACCGAGATTCCTGTTGAAAAGTTACTCATATTCTCACATCAAAAAGAAGGCGATAACCATGATGGTATTGCACTTCTGAGATCGTGTTACAAACACTGGTACATGAAAGAAAAACTGTACATGTTGCAGGTCATTGGACTAGAACGATCTGCCATTGGCGTACCATTTGCCAAGTACCTACAGTCTGCCTCACAGGATGAAATTAACACTATCACGCAGATGGTAGAGAACCTACGCTTTGATGATCAAGCAGCCATCCAGTATGACGGCAACACGGTAGAGATTGGTTACCTTGCCAATAAGTTTGACAATCTTGGCCTACAAGCAGCAATTGAACACCATGATACACAAATCATGAAAAGTGGACTTGCTCAATTTGTTAACCTGGGTACACGTGGGGCGGGTACAACTGGATCGTATGCTCTAAGCCAAGATCAATCGCAGATGTTCTTAGATGCACTGAATGGAGAGGCAAATTATTTCGGTTCAGCATTCCATTTACAGGCTACGATGGAGTTATTGCAACTCAATTATAAGAATGTTACGCCGAGTATGATGCCTCGCTTATCGCATGGGGATATTGGTCAACAGGCATTGGTTAAGTTAGCACAAGCTCTTAACTCATTTGCTCAATATGGATTCATTACCCCCGATCCACATACCGAAAACGTTATTCGTGAAATTATGGATTTGCCCCCACGCGATGAAGATTGGCGCGATGAACAAGTTGCGTTAAACCAAACACCATTTCCTGAACGTGATGATAATAGTATTCCTAATCCCGCTGGCGTACCTGGTAACGGTATTGGGGCTGGCACAAAGGGCAATGCTGGCAAACAACAAGGCACGAAACAAAAGGCTGGCCTACGTACCAAAGGGTTGAATAGCGGTAAACAGATAGGCTCAAAATCAGGGGGAGGTTTAGCAGCACATGAAAAGTTTGCCGAGGCATTGGAGGAATTTAAGCAAACCTCAAACACATGGAAGCCAGAACGCCCAAGCATCAAAGCAGCACGAACTCGAAGGCCATACGAAATTATCACAGAGGTAGCACAATGAATAAACGGTTTGGATTAACACCCGTAAAGTTAGCCGATAAGATACAAATTTTACGAGTGGGTAAATGGAACTTTGATGATTATGGCGAAGTCGATATCACCTCAGAAGATATTGCTCAATTTGTCAGTAATTTCAAGAATAATGTACGCCGTCAAAAACTGCCTATCAACATCGAGCATGACCACAATCTAGGCGCAATAGGTTGGGTCACGGACGTAACGGCCAATGAAGACAATACAGCCGTCTACATGACTCCTGAATGGACAGAGAGCGGTAAAACGCTGGTTGTGGATAATAAAGCATTTGGGTATACGAGTGCTGAAATTTATCGACAATGGCGCGACCCTGAATTAAATCAGGATCATACCAATGTACTCTCAGGCGTGGCAGTAACGAACTTCCCCCGTATGAAGGGTATGGAGATGATTGCTGCTAGCGAAGCTACACCACTACGCGCTATCTTGTTAAGCGAAAGTCACACCATTACCGCGTTAGACCTACTCTCTAGTATCACGAAACAGCAAAGGACGGACATTATGGATAAACCAAACATACCCCCTATTTCTACGACTGAAATGAATTTAGCAGAACTTAATAGTCGGCTGAAACTGGCAGAAGATCGCTATCTCGCTGCTGAAAAAGTCGCTACCGATACCGTCACGAAAATGTCTGAACTACAGACACAAATGACAGAGCAAGCTACGTTGCTGGCTTCTGAACAATCCAAACGGGTCGTTTTAGAATGTGCTGAATCTATTGACGTGGCGAAACGTCAAGGACGTATATCCCCTGTACAAGCAACAACCTACCTCGCTGAACTACCAAAGATGAATCAGTCAACACGCGACATGTGGTTAGCAGATATTGCTGCACGACCCGCTATTGTTGGACTAGTCGAACTAGGTCACGCAACGGGATCGGAAAGTACCATCGATCCACAAGATCGCACCCAACTCGCAGAAGTTGCGAAACAGTTAGCTATCAAGGAACACATCTCTCTGAAAGAAGCAACTATTAAAGCTGCCAAACAGATGAAAGCGGGGAATCAATAACATGGCTGGACAATCGAAACCGTTACCAGAACGAACGTATATCTGGAATACCGCCGTTACCACGTATGCAGGTGCGCCTGTAGTTATATCAGCAGTAGCAAACACCGTTACTAATCCTGCTGGCACGGCTGCCGATATCATTGTCGGTATCGCACAGGAAGATGCGGGTCCGCTTGCACCTATCCAAGCCGTGAATGCACAATCTTTAGCAGTACAGTATTTTGGCACCGCTCGCTGCATTGCCAAAGGAACGATTAACGTAGGCAATGCCGTCAAAATCGGACCGACCATTTCTATCACACCAGCAGGATACACCTCAGCAATTACCGTCTATACGGTACAGGCTGCTACACAGACGGCAGCAGGTTCACAACCATACCCTATTGTCGGTTGGGCGGAAACACCATCAGCAGCAGACGGAACTTACGTGTACGTTCGCTTAGACATGATCACGTACTAAGACTAGCGATAACAGCTAGAGAAATTAACATACAAGGAGTGTATAGAACATGCCACAGTTTAATCAGGTCCACATCGATCAGGCATTGACCAATATTAGTATTGCGTATGTCAATGATGATTATGTTGCAGGTCGCGTATTACCACAATTGCCTGTCGAGAAACAATCAGATCGTTATTTCGTGTATGGTAAAGAACATTTACGTGTGAAAGAATCGCGTGTGCGTCCAGGTGCCATTGCAGACGAATTTGAGTACACGCTCTCACAGGCAAGTTACTATGCTACACGTCGCGCACGTCGCCATTTAGTTACGGATGAAGAAGCACGTATTTCCGAT